TAGAAGCGGTCATGGATGCCTTAAATGACAACGGCATTGCGCTGATTCAGAAGTGCTACGAATGTCCAAACGGCATTATGGTTGAGACTGTCTTTATGCACGAAAGCGGTGAGATTTATGAGGCTGGCATTTTGCAGTTTCCATCCAGCAAGCAAGACCCACAGGGTTACATGAGCGCCTTGACCTACGCTCGGCGTGGCTCTCTGATGGCGGCTTGTGGTATTGCCCCAGAGGACGATGACGGCAATGCTGCCTCACGCAAAGTGCCAACAATGGACGTTAGCACATACGTTTCCAGCATCAATGACTGCGAGAACCTAGAAGACCTCAAAGCAAAGTTTGCTATTGCCATCGCCGCCTGCGGTACGGACTCACAAGCCAAGGCGAAAGTCATTGCCGCTAAAGATGCACGAAAGGCAGAACTGTAATGGAACAGAGAACCGATGAATGGTTCTCGGCTCGTGCCGGTAAAGTAACCGCCAGCCGAGTTGCAGACCTAATGGCTAAAACCAAGTCAGGCTACTCAGCCAGCCGCGAGAACTACATGGCGCAGTTAATCGTTGAGCGGTTTACCGGTGACAAGGGTGAATCGTTTACTAACGCGGCTATGGCGTGGGGTACTGAACAAGAACCCTTTGCGCGTGCAGCTTATGAGGCGCGTGAGGGCGTTTTCGTTGATGAGGTTGGCTTTGTACCCCACCCGACTATCGACGACGCTGGTGCGTCTCCTGACGGCTTGGTTGGCGATGATGGCTTGGTTGAGATTAAGTGCCCCAACACGGCGACGATGATTGACACGTTAATTAACGAAACCGTGCCAAACAAATACTACGCACAGATGCAGATGCAAATGGCTTGCACAGGTCGTGCGTGGTGCGATTATGTGGTCTTTGACCCAAGGATGCCGAGCAACGCTCAACTATTCGTTAAGCGCGTAGCGCGTGATGATAAGTTCGTTGCCGACATGGAGAGCGAAATCACCAAGTTCTTGGATGAGGTGGACGCTAAATTTAAAACGTTACAAAGCAAACTAGGAGCGTAACTATGAAAACACAGATTGAAGCAATCTTGGCTCACCTGAATCGTAAATCCATCACCCCGTTGGAGGCGTTGGAGAAATATGGGTGCTTTAGACTAGCAGCGGTCATCCACACACTTCGTCGTCGTGGAATCGCAATTAAGACGGTCGATAAGACGGAAAATGGCAAAACTTTCGCTCAGTATTTTTTAATCAAGGAATAAACAAATGGCATACGAACAGCGCGACAACTCAGGCTCACTTTTTAAGAACGACAAAAAGGAGTCAGACAACCACCCCGACTACAACGGCTCTGCAATGGTTAACGGAACCGAGATGTGGATGAACGCATGGCTCAAGACATCATCCAACGGCAAGAAGTTCATGTCATTCAGCTTTAAGCCAAAAGAAGCCGCCAAGCCAGTAGCCAAGTCAGCGCCAGTAAAACAAGCAGAGCCTGATTTTGATGACGATATGCCGTTCTGATGGATAACTTAGTAGGCATCGCGTTGGTAGCTATCCTTGGTGGTAGCTGGTTGACGCATATCGTGGTGTGCCTAGCAGAGGAATCGTGGGGGTTCCTCGTTGCTGGCGCACTGTTTTTTCCGATAGCTTGGATTCACGGAATCGGCGTCTGGTTTGGAGCATGGTAGATGGATAAACTTTTATCGAAATTCGTAACTTTACGATTCCCTCTTGATTTATACGAACAGGTCAAGGCAATGGCAGCGGCTGAATCGCGGTCTGTCTCGGGGCAGATTGTGTATTTGGTGAGAAAAGCGTTGGCATTAGGGTAATCCCTATCCCCTGAGTGTGTTTATTTGTGTTTATAATGAATCATCGCAACACACAAAGGGGAATTCAAAATGACAGCTTCAATCGAAAAATTCACAGTTCGTTTTGTCAACAAGGGAGACACATACGGCCGCGACTTTTGCCTCACGCACGACAAAGATGAGCCAATGATTGAGTTCTACGACGCCCGTTACCCTCATACAGAGTTTGGCCAGTTTGTTTCAAGCTACTACGTTAAAACATTGCGCGGTCATGTGGGTGGATTGATTTTGGATGGCGGCATACCTGAGTGGACGGTTTCTGCGTCAGGCATGGAGCAGGTGCAAAACTTAATCGAACAAAGTTACTAATTTCAACGGGGCTTCGGCTCCATTTCAAAAGGAGAAGATTATGCAAGACTACAACTACGAACCAGTTGAACATGAGCCATACGATGTCGAGGCAGCGCAAGCCGCTGAAGACCGAGGGGCTGAAAAGTACGATATTGAAAAAGATTGGGAGAACTGAAATGAAAGACGCCTTTTTAATCGCCGTCATAATGACCCTGCCAGCAATAATTGTGGTGGCTTTATCATGAGGGGCTATAACACAGGCAAGGTTGTCATCGGGTGCAACTACCAGCCTAAACGGTCGTATATGGACGATTTGGGTATCTGGTGGCAGGGTCACTTGCTGAGTAAAAAGAAATCGCTCCTAGAGCGTTTTAGAGCGTTTTGTGGGGGCGAAATATAATGGCTGATTACCAAGCAGACGTAAATTTTTTACGCAACCAACTAAAACGATACGGTATGCCAGTGTCCGATTCAATGAGTTTGCGTGAACTTGTACAAGTCTTGAAAATGGACTATATGCTTACGCGAGAGCGCGAGACATATAAGACTAGAAACAAAACCATCGACTTGATAGCAAAAATTGTCTATGGCTTTAGACAATCAGACGATTCATCGGACTTGATGATTCAAATGAGCAAAATAATTCAAAATTTAAATAAGGAGCAAAAATGAACGAACGAACCAAATGGCTGAAAGAGATTGAGGTGGCGCAGACTATGACCACGAACAAGATGAGTGGCGTCTACACCTGCCCAGAGTTGAAGTCCAGCACTATGCGGGTTGGTCAGGATGACCACGCAGAGCATCCTAGTCGCAGGGGTAACACCTTGTATTACAGAGACGGTCGAACAGAGAGGGTTACGCTATGAGCCACACATCTTTTAATGAAATCCAAATGCGAGTGATTCGCTGGTCGGAAGCACGCAAGATTCTCGCCAACTCAACGCCAGAGGCTCAAATGCTCAAGATGGTGTCCGAGGTTGGTGAACTAGCCGATGCCATCAATAAAGGCAACATGGACGATATTCAAGATGCCGTAGGTGACACCTTGGTTTGCTTGATTAACGTTTGTGCGCTGCTGGATATTGACCCAGTTGATTGCTTGCAGGTCGCTTATGACCAGATTAAACATCGCAAGGGTACGCTATTGCCGAACGGGGTGTTTGTCAAAGAATGAAATGCCCCGAATGTGGGGCTTGGTCTGACGTAAAAGAGACGCGCACTAGGGGCGATGGGTCAAAGTATCGCCGCTATGAGTGCGGGAATATGCACCGCTTTTCTACAAGCGAAACAATCACCACTCAGAAACGTCAATCAACTCCCCGCGCCACTCAACCAAATCAGTCCCCAAATCGCTGACCATGCACAACTCAGGCATCAGTAGGTGACCATCAATTAAATTCAACACAGCAAACCCAGAGCGCCAGTTTCGCGGACTATTCTCAGAGTATGTGAACTGGTCGCCAAATGATTCCGCCAATGTGCCAGTATCAACACCCCATCGAGTGCCTGTGTAATCAGTCCAGCCGTTTACCTTTAGGCTGTGCAGGTGACCAGTTACAAAACTGATTCCGCTTTGTTGGGCGTGCAGGTGGGTACTATGGACTCCCGATTTCCATCGGTGCTTAACCATTAGCGTATCGCTAACCATGCAACTCATGCAATGCGTCCAATCTGGGAAGTGGTCTTCTAGCGTGAAGCCTTGCACATCTTTAAATTGAGGCGCAACGTGCGCCAGACGCGCTGAGAACCGAGAGTCATGGTTGCCCATAGTCCAAATCAATTGAGCTTCACTAGCGGCTTCCTGAACATCCCTGAGTGCTATCGTGCAAGCGTTTAGTTCCTGAATCACGCTCGGCGTATCTTCCCAACCGCCAACTGGATGCCGACTGATACCAGCACCATCAAATGCGTCCCCGTTGTTGATGACCACCTTTGGTTTGAGTTCATCAATTAACCACAGTAGCGCCTTAAACGCAGTGGTGCGCCGACCGTTAAAATGAGCGTCGCTAAACACAATCACCGTGCCGTTTTCCAGCCCCAGATTGATGTTTCCTAGCGCCTTGGTGACATCGTTCTTTTGGGCAATTAGTTGGACGCCATGCTTGCCCTCGATGCTTCTGCGCCGTTCGTGCAAGGCTCTTTCAGCCATACCTGTAATCTTTGCAATCTTGGCAACAGACCTATGAGCCTCCCATAACTCAAGAAACTCAGCGTCACTTAACTTCTGCAAACCCATCAAAAGTTCTCCTTGTCAAATCCCAACTCGATACAAACATCCCGCGCACAGTCCATGAAAAACAAGTCGTGCGGTTGCGCGTCATCCAGAACCTTGAGTCTGAATTGGTGTAAGTGAATCATCTCGTGAGCAACCGTAGCGACTAGCTGGTTTACGTCCCAGACCTTTGCGGTCGAGATGGTTATGGTATTTGGTGAGTCCTCAAAGCACCCATACATTGATAGGTCGTGGACAACCTTGGTTTCAATCTTGGTCGGCAACTTCCATTCGCAAAAAGGACTCATTCCTCTTAGCATTTGGTACGCCAAGAGGATGGTTTTCTTGGTTACGACTTTATGTTCGACTTGCATCGAGGGCGACCTGACGCACTTCTTCAACTCGGCGCGTCCAGCCCTTACCGAATGTGTCAAACGTTTTCAAACCCTTGAGAAAATTCAATCGGTTGTCGCAGTAAGCGTTCACTAACGCATCAGCGTCATGGGCTTTGACCTTGGCTAGTGTCTTTTCACCAATAGCACCGTCTGCAACGGCTTCTACGGCTTCCTGAAGCCACTTGGCAGCGCGACCAGTACCTGAGTTAACACTGGCATCAAAAACAGCGTAGTTAACGCCAGAGGGTAGTTCATCGCACTTGACCCTATCCCAGTATTTACGTTTGTACAAAGGAGCCACCATTTCAGGCGTCAAAGAGCGCATTTCCTTTTCGCTTGACTCACGCCCAACCCATTCCTCCCAGACTGCGCGGGTAACTCCAAGGTTAGTCATACCTCCTGGGTCTGATGGATGGTTTACAAAACCCCCTTCGTGTTTCAAAACGTGTTCAAGTGCTTCAATAAAGTTCATAAGGAATCGGTGTGCTTGGGTTTGATTTCAAGACAATCAACTTGATAGGCTTTTACTTCTGGGTCTCTGCCCATTGCAACTGCCGCGATTTTATTTTGGTCTTGGCACTGTTCCACTGATATGGATAGGTTGCCGTTGTAAAAAGAACACACGCCATTTGTAAGGCAGGCGAAAGCAACAGGCAACCAGACAGTCATAGCTAATCCTTAGTTGATGCCCCAAAGTAATAGGACAGGATGACCATTAGAGCGCCGTCAAGCGTTCCAAGAACCCTAGCGACCAACTCACGCATCTCCTGTGGGACGGTTGAGTTAATCAGAGTGAATTGGATGCCCACCCAAGCTGTCACCACAATCAAAGCCAGTGCAGGGCTGATTAGCTTGTTGAGTAGGGGTGCTTTTTCACTGGTGGCAATCGTAGCCTCACGGTTGCGTGCTGAGTCCTTGTCAGCCAGAACAGCCTTGAACTTTTCAATTTCCAGTTGTTTCAGCTTCATAGCAGCTTCAGGGTCAGCTTTAATCGCTTTGGTCACGGCTTCTACTTCATCCGAGACACCAAGGCGTTCAGCAATTGCACTAACCGCCAAACCACCCAGAGGACCACCAAGCGCAGTACCGATTGCAGGCGCAAATTTCGAAACCATTGATATAAGGTCATTCATCAAAACGCTCCACGTTTAAGGATAGCCCAAATTAAGCCCCCTATGGAGATTAAACCACTGAGGACTATGATGGCTATCAATATTGCATTAAAAACGCCCAGAATGGCTTTGCGGCGTTTCTGGATGGCTAATATGCGTTCACGTTCTGCTTGGTCGCGCTCCCGCTTCTTTTGAGCCTGAAATGCTAACCAGTCATTCCAAAGACCAGCGCGTCCTTGGTAAATCATCATCTCTTTGAGTTCGGCTTCTTGATTGCGTATTGCCTCAAGCGCCCAGAACTCCTCCGAATCGCTACCTTTTTTGTTGGCTTTTTTGGCTATCTCAGCCTTTAGCCCAAAGTATTCGCCCAGCTTTGCGCCATAAGACGCAATCTCACCACCGTTTGCTATGGCTTCCTTGATGACAGCGAAAGCCGCGTTCGCCGCCGCCAATTCGACCAGCATTAGTTATCCTCATCTAGCAACAAATCAAAAGCGGCAGTTACTCGTGCGTTGTTTGAGCGAACAAAGACCCGAACGTCAATATCTGACTTTTCAGGGATTCGGACTGGGATGACAAAAGGATGTAGGTATTGACCACCGTTGCCAGATACCTCAAACGAATGTCCGACTCGGAACGATGCTTGACCAAAATAACGGACAAACATATCACCTGTGGCATCAGCACCTGACTGACAAGAGCAAGTGCCCTGCAACATATAACCAGTCTTACCAGCGGGAACTGTGTAAACAGTCATTAGGGTTTGACTCTTACTAGCGTTAATTCGAGCCACTGTTGTTGCGCCCTTGATAACGTCGATGTTGCCAACGTTTGAGCCTGTGGTCATGTAGGCTCTGAAGATGCGGATAAATGAGTTTGTCGTGGTATTACCAGAGGCAGCAGTCAATGTGACGCTTTCGGTAATCTCAGCATAGTTCTCATCTAAACCAACCAGAACAACAACCTTGTCGGCATCACTGGCAGAGGCGCGAGTCAGGCTAAGTGTGCCAGCAGTATCAAATGCAGACCAAGGATATATGGTGTCGTTTACGTCCCAGATTGTGCCTGTCGTATTAACCGACATAGCTGGAACCGCGCCAAACTTGTGAATATGCGAGATATTCTGAAACTGACCCTTGGATACGCCGAGTCCAAAATTCGGCAGACGGACTAAATCGATGAACTGAGACATTTTATTTTGGCAAGGAGTTATGACCCCCCAGCCACATGAATAGACCAACGACAGCCGCGCCAGTCAGCCAAGCCAACTTCGTCAAGATGGACTTGCCGACTTCTTGATAGACCCGATTAAAGGTCTTCTCAACGGCTTTGTCTACGATAGCATCGATTTGGGCTTCGGTGAGTTGTACTTCGTTTGACATAGCCGTCGAGGGATTAAGTTAAATTACGTTGATTCTACCAAATCATCCTTTTTTGACAAGGATTCTGTGAGCATAAACATTTAACAAGCCATCAGTACACATGGAACACAGAATGAACCGTCTTCGTATGTACAGGTGACATGAGTTGATGTTACTTTAGCGATGGTCTTTGAGCGAACAATATCATCACCTTGAGGCTTTGCAGTGCCATCACCAGCAGACATCAGCAAGTCACCACGGGCAACAGTAGTTCCAGCGGCAATGCGGATAATCATGTCGCCAGTCATAGCCATGTTGATTTCATCTACGTTGTGTTGTTCGTCATAATCCCAGTTTACGAACACACCAGCAACATTGGCATCACCTTCAACGTCAGAGACCTTGACCTTGTTGAGCTGTTCGTTATCAATTACATGGGTTTCAACTTTGACATCGCCAATATTCACGCCCTCTGGCAATTCATCATCTTCAGTCCAATAGGTTGTTGGCGCAACATAGACGTTCATCTCATCCAAGTTAGACAGAACAGTGCCTTTGACCAGCGACTCATCTTTTGGTGTAAGCGTCTGTGCCCATCGTGCCAAGTGACCACCGTTGTAGGACACGGTTGTGCCTGATACGGAGATGTTACCTTCAGCAGTTCCCTGCCCCCTAAAGATAATCAGCGACCCATCATTTACCCTGTTTATATCAACTGGGTTACTGCCTGCTCTACTAAATTCAGCGGTTGGACCGATGGTATGACCTTCGACGTTGTTTGTAGCTGGGGTAGCGTTTGTTGTGCTGAACATTACGTTACCGGCGGCATCGATACGGACACGTTCGGAGCCAGCAGTTGAAAAACCAATGGTGTTCGTGGCGGGTCTAAAGAACCCCGTGTCAGCATCAACGCCGGGTTGAATCGACGGAATAGCGGCAGAGCCATCAGACGAACGGAATACTCCATTTGTAGCGTATATGCTTCCAGTTGAAGTAATAAACGTTCCCTGAATAGTTCCGTTTACATCAAGTTTTTCGGTAGGCGAATCCGTGCCAATCCCTACGCTGCCAGTAGAGGTAATACGCATACGCTCGGCGGGGCTATTTGAACCACCTGTTGCAAACGCCAAATCAAGGTTGCCAGTAGACCCATTGCCAAATGTTTTTATCCAAGCATTAGTTCCATTTGGAGATGCGGCATCATTTTGCGTAAATTCAATTGCATGACCAAGTTCGTTATCACTCAATGCTGTGTCGGAGTTATATAGTCGCACAGCACGATTGGCTCCACCCACAGACACTTCAAGCGTTGCATTTGGCGAACTCGTGCCAATCCCTACGCTGCCATCGGAAGTAATACGCATACGCTCAGTCGGATTGTTTTCACCATCAGCAGTCGTGCTGAATACCAAGCGACCCGGCATATCGTTGGCGCTTGGAGTTCCATCTACATAGGCGGAAATCTGCGCTGCGCCAACAAAATTTGACCCATCTGCTCCGTTGAATTGAATTAGACCAAGAGCGTTGCCACTGGATACGGATGCGTAATTTCCGACTCCACCAACACCAGCCTTAGAAAATGACATCCAATTATTTGCTGCGTTCCAAGCATATAAGCCAAATGAGTTGTTTGTTGAGCTAAGGCTGTGATGCTGGAATGATGGGGTTGCTGTCGAAGTTGAAACAACCGTTTCATAGCTTTGGGTGGCCCCGTTGATGACGCGACCAAGGGAATCAATCACAAAAGGTGTTGAATCAGGACTGCTTGCATCCTCAACCACCAACGCATTGCCAGCGCCAGTCTGAGTGATTCGAACAGCGTCGGAAGATGTGTCTGCTACGACATTTAGTCTAGCATCAGGCGAATCTGTGCCAATACCTACTTCGCCATCGGAAGTAATACGCATGGCTTCTGAGCCACCAGTTTGGAAAGCAAGTGCTTGTGCTCCACCGTTAATGTTTTCAGAGTTTATAAATGCGTGTCTAATTGATGAATTTGTTGTGTTATTCCCGCCGATACGCAAGCACGGCTGACTACTACCGCCACCTCTAAGTATTGCGTATTCAATCTCTGTATCGAGAGTGCCTTCACCCTGAACATCTAATATTGCATTTGGCGAATCTGTGCCAACACCAAGCGAATCAACAACCACTGCTGTAAAATTGTAATTTGCAGATAAGTCATTCCAAGAGCTGCCGTCCCACTTTTGCCATTTGTTTGATGCGCTTGCCCATCGGATAGCGTTAGTTGGTACGTTTGTTGGGCTAGTCGTTGCAGGGTCAAGACCAAGCGCCAAATCATCCAAGCGCCCATCTAACTCGCTCGTATAGTTTGCGTATGTACTTGTTACGGTTGGTTTGCTATGGTCTGCCATGTTTAATATCCTTTAATTGACCAAGAAACTACGCCATCGACGCGAGTTCCGCTTGAGTTGAACAAATAGATTCTAAAACCTTCTGGGTACGCAAGACAATTGCCGCTTGTATTCGCAACAACCATAGCGACCTTAAATGTGTTTACGGTTTTGTTTGTAATGGTGTAAATACCATCAATGCCGTTGCCACTGGAAAAAGCCAACCTAATATTTTGACCAACAATCAAACCGTGGGCAGTTGCAGTAACCGTACAAACATTGCTTGATACTGCGTAAGTGGCACTCAAGTTTGCATCTTGGAAATCATAGACAGCGGTTGTTGGGGTCGTGCCAGACGGCGATACGACGATACTTGTTACGTCAATAAACTCTTTATTAAAGTTAACCAAAGTGCCATCGGTATCAGTTGAAACGCAAGACACAGAGCCAGAGTCGGAAATTTGTTTTGCGTCTAATCGGACATTCAAGTCCGTCAATTTATATACACCTAGACCATCATCTTCTGTAACAGTTGCACGAACCTTGATGTATCTGAAGTTTGTTGCAAAAGCCTGTGTAACGCCAGTTAGGTCTGTGTAAGTTATATCGTCAATGGAGTAGCTTAAAGTGAACTCGATATTTGGCGTTCCAGCAACAATTTCACCCGCATAGTTAATTGTGATTTTGCTACTTGCCAAAATTGTGCCAAAGTCAAAAGTTTCCTCATAGTATCCAGAGCCGTTTGCTGGCTGGATATAAATTGGATAGCCCGCATCAATCTGGTCTTGAGGTGTTGACCAGCTATTGTTATCAAAGTGTTCCTGAAATGTGTCGGTCAAATTTACAGGCATTACAACGTAACCATCTTCTTTGAAAGCCGATGATTTGGTAGCGGTAAAGTCGCTTGTAAACTCTCCGTGGAAAATGAAATCAGGCGGCTCTGCAACTTGAACACCAATGCTGATTGGAGTTGATTCGTTGTCGTCCGTATCTACCGTTGCAATCCAATATGTGTATAAACCAGCCGCCCTTTCATTTACCGTTGTAAACGCGCCTTTTTTATCACCAATAACAGTGGCTGTTGCCCATGTGCTACCACGCTTTAACAAACAATGGTCAATTGGTAATGATGTTTTTGTTGGTAAATTCCAATAAAGCATCACATTATTGTCAATAACTTGTGCGCGGAAATTGGTTGGGCTATTAGGCGCAAGTTTTGTTACTTGATATGTGTAGCCGCTTGATTTGTTTCCTCTGTTATCAACAGTTTTGATTACATAGTTTCTATTACCAATCCAGTTGGCTGGCAATGTGATTGTGCTTGATGATGTTGTCTTAACGACAGAATCATAAGTTATTTCATAATGCTTCAACCCAAACACAGGCAATACATCATTCCAGTCAATAGTAATTGTTGCATTAGTTAAAGCGGTATCAGCAAACAAACTTGTGACTGACGAAACATTGTTTGGTGCAGAAACTGTATATGTAAATGTTGATGATGTAGTGCTGTAATTTCCACCGCCATCTACTGCACGAACATACCAAGTCCTAGATACACCTAACCCTGATGGCTCCACAATACAAGTAGATGATGCACCCCTATAAACGCGAGCAGAGTCGCCCCAGCCAGAATTAGTTAATCTAACCTCGTAATACTCCAAATCAGGCTCTTTGTTATCAGCCCAATCCAAAATAATTTTTGTACCGCTTACGGAGCCAGTAACCCTGCCAACTTGAGCGGGAGGATTTGATTTGCCAACAACAGTGTGTGTAGAACTTGTAACCCAAGGAGCGGTTCGACCATCTTCGGATTCATAGCGCATCCGAATTTTGTAATCCTCTCCTTCTTGGACATCTCCAAAAATAACGCTTCTGGCTTTTACATCAACAATTGTTGTTTGCTCCCAATCCTGAATCTTATCGTTTGCAAAATCTATTTGGGCGCGTATAAACTTGATGTTTTTGTTTAGATTTGTTGGATTAGAAAAATTAACTTTAATCTTGTATTCATAAGAATTTGGCGCGAGTCGAACCATTACAGACTCATCGCTAACCATTTGACCTATTGTTGGGACTTGCGTAATTTTTTGTTGTTGCAACAAAGGCGGCAAGGTAATCTGACTATCAAAGTCAGGAATAACCTCATCGTCGCTATCATAAATCGCTGGAGAATAATCAACCAGCGTAATGCGAGCAGACATATTGTCTGACGGCTCTATTGACTGAACAAGCAGTGTTACGGTTTCTTCTGACAAAGAACCAAACATGAACAAATTACCAGCCTTGCCTTGTGTGCTTGTAAGGGTGGATGTCAAGTCAATGGTTGTGTAGTAACCATCAGTACCTTTTGCGGCAACCGTTCTTGTGACGCTAGTTCCATCCTCAAGACGTATTCTGATTGTGTATTGAACGCCAGCGTCCATTGGCATGGCTTCATCAAGTTCCAGTGTGTTTGAATCAACATAATCCTTGATTCGACCCGTCCCAAGTCCCCACATTGGAATGTCGTGAGTAACTTTTACCAAATCGCCCCGAGTGCATATTAAATGCTCAAGGTCGGCGTTAATCGTATAAGTTTCTGGTCGCAACTTTAGTTGTGCAAAGTGAAATCGAGCGTGCTTAAAAATTTGGTCTTTTGTTGTTACGCCAGGGAAAGCAAGACTTTCGAACATCGTAGCGTTGGCAGCCGAGTAACCATCGTTATAGACAATCATTTCGTCTGGCTGATACGATTTTTGGGAATTGTTAAATTGAACCCTAAAGGCGTGTGGCAACTTAGGCAAAGAGCGCACACCTTCAAAGCCCCAAGAGTTATGAGGCGTAAAGTATTGAGCAATGGCACTCTGCGGTTTGTCTGTAATAACAGTCCATTTACCATCGCGCATTGTTGGCGATGAGCGACCAGCCGCACAAATGTCCCGCATTACATCAAAAAGACTGCGTTGCTGAGTGATGACCATATCAAACATAAACTTATTGCTTTTGCAATATGAGTGCCATACCTCAAGGTCATCTAAGTTAATTTTTGAATTGCTTACCTTTTGAGCGTTAGCTGGATGTTGCAACACATAACGGAATAAACTTGCTGGGTTTCTTG